AATAAAATTGTTTACCATAGACTTCTGTAGATGAATATACATCTAAAGTAACCAAAGGATTTTTTACTAATTGCATTGCACCTAGTAACACAGATAAACCACGCCAAGGTGTATTTTGGTGTATTATTTTTATAGGTTGACCTTTTTGATATGGTTTAGCTTGTTCTATTTTATCAATACCATTTTTAATAACTACACATCTATTTGTAGGTATATTAAAATGATCTCTAAATTTTTCATAAGTCCAGTGAGAGTTAAAAACGTACCAATCATATTTGCTATGGTTAGCAGGGTTGCTAAACCAAGGTGCTAAATTAGGTTGATCATAAGAATTTTTTTGCCAAAGTATATTTGGTTTAGTTGAATGTAATGGTATTTTTTCTGGAACCGAAGTGCATATCTGCACTTGATCTAATAATTTTTTATCGACATACTTTTCTAAGTATTCAAATTGTAACTCTGTACCACCCTTAGGGTTTTGATTTTTGATTTTCATCTAATACTTTCTGAAACATTTCTAGACCTTTGTTAGTAACCTGCACCGTAACATCTTTAACAATATCAGGACCTTCTTTCTTTTCTTTATGCACTTCTCCAGTCTTTGTATTTCTATATGTTGTTATAGTTGTACAATCTATCTTTGGTAAATTATCCGTTTTCATTCTCTCTATTTATTAAAGCATAACTTATTAGGCCTTGTATTTTATTACTACCTGTAGCTGCTTGCACAGTTATAGCATCCCCTGCTTCTAAATTCAAGCTTTGAGGTGAGGCATTTACTTGCGATTTAGCTGCCACATCATCTCTAAAAAATTCATATTCTGTGCTTGAATCAGATGAATCCACAAAATTCATGTTTACTAAAATAGCTGATGATGCATCATTGTTTGCACAATAGATACTTTTAACTATAATTGTCCCATCAGTAGGACAGGTAAGCACTGTGGTTTTACCTGTACCGGATTGTTTAAAACCTTGGTTTTTATAAAATATACTCATGATAAAAAATAGTTAAACGTATCTTGTTCATTTTTTAGATCTTGTTGAAAAGAAAAATTTAATTGATTTTGTAATGTAGTTAAAGATTCTAATATCTGTCTTTGATTTTCTACATCATATTCTGGTTTTGGTTCAGGTATATAGTTTGTTATTTTAGCCATTATCTTCTACCATCTGGTTGTGCATCAAGTCTTAATGTTCCATATCTCCATGTCTCACCTACAGATTCATTTTCTATCTTAATAGATACCAACCTACCTCTAGCTCTTGTATCAACTTTATCAGTAGTTGTCGTAATTGTAAATGGTCCAAGAGGTGAACTGACTGCCACATCATCAGGAAACGCACTAACAAATAAAGTTATTTTAGCTGATCCTTCTTGATATTTAAAGTCAGGTATAAATCTTTTAACAGACATAAAAAATTCACCATCCCCTCTAAAATCTGCCACACCTGTTTGCTGACCTAATGCGCTTCTTCTTGAGGTAATATCATAATCACCTGATCTTATAAAAGCTGGTATAGCAGTGGTTGTTGTGCTAGTTACTTGATCTGTGCCTTTTTCATGTTCATAGTATATACTAGCTCCAAATAAATTTGTAATTCCTAATATATCAGGGAAAACAGGGGTAGATGTATTTTCGTAATCTGTTGCGTATGGATGATCAAATACACTTTGATCTTGATAAGTTGTTCTATCTAAAGATGATGTAGTCCAACAATCTTCAGCATAATTATAGGTCACACACCTATCTATTTGTTCTGAGCCTGCTTTTGGATAAAACCAATTTACCTCTGTATATAAATTATTAGCACCTGCAAATACAACATCACTAGAATCAAAATTTAATCCAAGATTATCACCATCTGTCGTAAATACAAAATCTTCCACTAATGATGGTAATGATTTTACCGTTCCATCGTAGACAAAAAATCCACCTTGAGATCCCATCCAAAATACTGCTCCATTTACGAATGTGGCTGCATGTTGACCTATGCATCCACAGTTAGTGCCAACTTGTCTAACACTAAATGTAAATGGTGGTCCTACAAATTGAATTACATAAGCTGCTAAATCTGTTATGACAAACACATAATCTTTACCTTGTAAGGCTGCTCTAATCTCATTACCTGTATCTAATCTAAACGTACCTGCTGTATTAGTAGCCGTCGGTGCGTATGTATTTAAATCTTCTTGATTAGAAAATCTTACAAACATCGGATCTTGTGTTGTCGGATCACCTATTGTTGTTTCAGTCCCAAAGTGAAATAAATGTCTGTCTCTGTCTGACACTAATGTAAATCTGCTGGCTGTGGGATTGTTTGTGGTTTGAAAATTAGATGTGGTTAATGATGCTCTTATAGTTCTAGCGTTTGATGCACCTGCATTCCATGTAAAAGTTTTGCCATTAAATATAGTTGCAACTAACACCTGACCAAAATTATCCAGACTCCAGTTTCCTGGATCTAGAATTACGTCACTGGTAGCTCTAGCTGTTCCCCATGTAGATGTGTTCCAAGTGGATGTACTCCAACCATAACCAGTTGTTTGAGTAGTAGGACCAACTTCAACATATGGATTAACAGTCACAGCTCCCGCTGCTGTCATTCCTGAACCTGTTTCTACTGAAGCAGCTTGAACAGTAAACTTATCAATATCTGGCACAGTTAATATCTCATAAGCTTTTTCTAAATCAGCTGCTGTAAAAGCAGACGCTCCTGTAACAGTGACTCCTGAAAGAGTCACATATCTACCTACAGCCAACCCATGAGATCCTTTGTTAATAGTTATAACATTTGAATTATTAACAGTTGTTAAAGTTCCACCTGTTATGGCTGTATCTAATGGACTGATATCATAAAAATCATTACCATAATATAAAAATAAACCTTGTGATGTTCCAATGGCTGCATATTTTTCACCAGCAAAACTAGAGAATGCAACTTGTGCTCTACCTGCTCCAGGTAGAGTTTTATTAGCTGCAGTAAGTTGCAACCACCCACCTATTTTTTCAGGTAATCCATATCTAAATCTTACAAAATCACCATCTACCCATTGAGACTCTGCTCCCGACTCGGTATCTTGTTTATTAAATCCTGACTTGAAATTTAATTTTTGTAGCATATAATGAGTTATAACTTAGTTTTTTTAAGAATGAAAGATACAAAATGAGCAAATTAGATAATAAATATACCTCTTATCCCATAGTTTTCGATCCATTTTTTAAACAAAATTCTTTTTACAAATATAAAATAAAAGTTACACAAGAAGAAATAAATCAAATAATGATCATAATTAAAAACAAAAAATTTAAAAAAGATTCTCAATCTAATACTTATATTAATAACCTAAATATATTAAATTTTCCTTTATTAAAAAATATAAAGACACAAATAATAAATATATTAGATAAATACAATTTATATTTAACCAATAACTGGGCTCAATTTTATAACAAAAATGATAGTCATCCCATTCACACACATGGTAATTCTTTTCTCTCTGGTATTCTTTATTTAACAAACAAAGGTTCTCCTACAATATTTTATGATAGATCATTTTGTGCATACGAAAACGAGGTAGAAAAAAATATTTTAATACTTTTTCCATCTTGGATACCACATGAAGTAAAGCCTTTAAAAAACAATGAAGAAAGATTAATAATGTCTTTTAACACGAATATTAAATCATGAATCACTTGGACGCAATTGTAGAAATTAAAAATATAGTTTCACCAAAATTTATTTCTAATGTTATTCCTATTATAGATCATAAAGCAAAAAAATATTTAGAAGTTCGAAAATTAAAATTAGCAAAAGATATAAGAAATGTAAAAGGCTATCATTTAAATTTTGATACACCTACTAATTTATTTTATTGGAATTATATTAAAGAAGAAATACAGAGACTTTATGTTTTTTACAAAGCAAAGTTTCCTTACATGTCTAGTGAAAAAATTAATCAAATTGATTTATTAAAGTATTCTACAGGGGGTGAATATAAAGCTCACACAGATCATTTTACTACAGCGATTAGACATTTAAGTATTATAATTAATTTAAACGATGACTATGAAGGAGGAGACTTAGTATTTACAGATCAAAAAGGAGAAATAATAAAAAGATTTAAATTAGGAAAAGGATCTATTATATTTTTTCCAAGTAATTTTATGTATCCACATAGTATTGAACCTATTACGAAAGGAACTAGATATAGTATAGTGTCATGGCTGCAGTAAATTATAAATTAATAAAAAATTTTTTTACTAAAGAAGAATTAAACGTTCTTGATAAATATTGTTATAACAAAGTAGATGAAAATAGAGGGTATATAATAGATAAACAATCTTTTTCACCGGGTTGGTATAATGATCCTCTTATGAATAGTTTTTTAGATCACAAACTTCCTATCGTAGAGAAAGAGTCTAATTTAAAATTATTTCCTACATATGCTTATTGGAGATATTATGTTTTTGGAGGGAAACTAGCTAAACACAGTGATAGACCTTCTTGTGAGGTGTCAGTTACCGCTTGTATAAAAAAATTTGATAATTGGCCTATTTTTGTAGAGGGAACTTGTTTTGAATTAGAAGAAGGAGATGCAGTTTTATACGCTGGATGTGAGCAGGAACATTGGAGACCTGGTAAGTATAAAGGAGAGGGAATGGCACAAGTATTTTTTCATTATGTAAATAAAGAAGGACCTTTTACTCATCATCAATATGATAATTATTTAAAATCTACAGGGGACAAATATAGCAAGGAGGATAAAAAAATATTATGCAAAATAAAACCGTAAATATTACTAATTTTATTGGTGTATATGATGGATATATTTCAAAGGAAGAGTGTAATAATGCTATTAAATTATATGAAGAACAAAATAAATTTAATAATACATTAAATAGAATAGATTTTGAAAAAGCGTCTATATTAGGCAAACAAGATCAACAATTTTTTGCAACTCAACAAACTTTAGATGTTTGGTGGGAATCATTAAAATCATTAATTGTTAATTTTGATATGGCTTTTAAACATTATGAAAAAAATGTAGGAGCTTTACACTCTTATGGACAAGATACGTTTCACTATACACAATTAAAAATTCAAAAAACTTTACCTACAGAAGGATATCACTTATGGCATTTAGAACATGGAAAAGGTTGGGAACAAGAGGCGAGAGCATTTGTTTTTTCTGTATATTTAAATGATGTAGAAGAAGGAGGAGAAACAGAATTTTTACATTTCTCTAAAAGAGTAAAACCTAAAACAGGTAGAATAGTTATTTGGCCTGCAGCGTTTCCTTATGTGCATAGAGGTAATCCACCTTTGTCTGGTGAAAAATATATTTTAACTTCTTGGATGTTATTACGATGAATAAGATGTAGGCCTTGCACCTAGTCTAGCAATTTTATCAGATTCACTTTCATCTTCTACATTATCATTATCCCAATCAGATTGTAATCTAGTTAAATGAGTTGAATCCCATTTAGTTATGAAATCTTGAAAGTCACCTAAGTTAGCATCTTCCCAAGTAGAGTGAGGAGTTTCATCTCTATATTCTACAGTATCATTTGGATTGGACGTTCCATATTGAATAGCCCAAATGTTATTCCATTTAGCTAATCCCCAAAAATCATTATCTTCAATCATATACCCAGTTCCAGCAGCATCACCACTTTGTTTGATAACTAACTTGTCGTCAAATACTACTGTCCATTGTGCGTTTGTTGCCATATTTCTCCTACGTTTTAATTATATAAATTAGTGCTATATAAGGTTGTACAACCGAAGTTGAGTCACCAGTAAAAGTTGCACTCATGTTATGAGAGTGACCTGTTCCTGAACCATTTGTTTCGGTACTTAAGTTAAGTCTTTGGTTAGGTCCCACGTTAAAAGCATTAAGGTCCGGAACGCCAGAGCCAGGGCCACTTAATGGTGGTTGAGTTCTTGCTACTATATTGTGTGAGTGAGAAGCAAGTTGAGCGGTTGATAAAGTTGCGTTAGCTGTTGATCCTCCCACATTTCCAGTTGATGCTACAGTGTTAGCTCCACCAGTCGATGCTAAAGCTTTTGTTCCAGATTTTCCAATCGCTACGTTATCTTGCAAGTCTGGTACATTAAAAGTAGATGCACCATCTCCAGCTCCATAAGTTGTTCCTATAATTGCAAATAATGCAGAATAGGTTGATCTTGAAACAGCCGCACCATTACACTCTAAGAAACCTGTTGGTACTGAAGAATCTGACCACGGCACAATAGTTGCTGTAGGGATACCTTCGATACCTGTAAGGTTTGCTCCTGAAAAATCGTATTTTGTTGCTTCGTAATTTGACATATTATTTCTCCGTGTAAGTCCATCCTGTTGTAGCGTCACCAGAAAATACTAATCCAAAGGCTGCGCCTTGAGTATTAACTGTTAAATCTGATGCTGCATTAGCTATATTAGATCCGTTTCTACCAACAGTCAATGCGTTAGAATCAAAATCATAACCTTGATCGACAAAATGCACTTCATCTCCTGTAGAAGGTGAAGCTGGAAGTGTTATTGTTACTCCTCCACCATTTGTGTTTACTAAAAGTTGAGCTCCAGCTTGAACTGTTTCAGCTGCAGATACAACTCTCCATTTTCTATACTCGTTTACTTTTTCAATGTTAGTTCCATCTGAATATAAAGTATAACAATTTCCTTCACATAAAAGAACACCTGTTCCTGATGAAGTTTTAAAAGTTAAAGTATTACCAGCATGATCACAGTTATTTTGTACAAAATAAGTTTTTTCTATTCCATCTGGAATAGTTACTGTTCTGGCAGCTGCTAGTGTACCTGTTAATCTAATAACATCATTTTTACCATTTGATAAAACACCATTTGAAAAAGTTAAAGATCTATTAGCATTAGTTAAATTAAATGTTGTAAAGCCACCAATAGCTTGTTCTAAAATTAATAAATTTGTATTTGTGATTTGACCCCAAGTTCCCGAGTTTTCACCGGTTGCTTGAACTGTAAGTTTTAGATTAGCAGATGTTGAATTCGCCATTTTTTAATTCCTTATTCGTTCATTTTATTAAAAATAAGAGTTTGTGTCAAACTCATTATGCAGCCACCTCCTGCCATCCTGGAGGGTCTAAAGGCGCTGAACCTGTATTAACTTCGTTCCAAATTAAAGCACTACCAGATCCTTGGTTCATAGTCAAGCTTAAACCTGTAAGCTGTATATCTATATGTATTACAATA